GTCCAATCCTAAATGCAATCGTTCACTGATCAGTCGTAGAATATGCTCCATCTGTTGTGGAGCCTTTTCCATAAAGGTGGTGCGTTGGATTGTGTTCAACTTGCCCAGGATTTTTAAGTCCTGAACAAGTGGATCTACATCTACACCAGCCTGCATATTACCAAGGGTTTTCAATTGCGTCTCTGTTAAAGTTGACAAAGTTACGATCAATAAACACTGACCATACTGATTGGTTACGGTTGATCTTGCGACTTTCCATCAGTGTGCGTAGGCGTTGTCCCATGCGTGTGTATTGTCCATTGGCATAACGAATGGCCTGCTCACCTGTGCGTGGATCCAACCATATGAACTTTTCTGGACGGCTGCGACCATACTTGTCCAACTTTTCACCCTGTGCATGTTTTTCAAGTGGTCCAATGATTTCATATGAGATTGAACCATCTGCATAGGTTTTAAACATGCATTTAACTTTAGCATCCTGTGCTCGCATTTCTGTGTCTGGATGAGGAACGTTCATGTCATGGTAAACACTCATGGGTTCTTCATTGGGTAACTTGGGATCCTTCATGGGAATGGGACGAATTGGATCTTCTGGAATAATCTCAGTGTTGTCCACATAGGGATTGGCACCTGTGATATACTTGGCATCCACTGCGTTGTTCAATAGCACTGCCAAGGCAATTTCATATTTCTTAGCAGGGTCAATGCCTTTTAGTTTTAGGCTCACACCACGCTCGTCAAATATAAACTGTTCTAGTTCTTTACTGTTGGGAAAGTCGCTTTTGAGACCTTCAATTGAGTAATCACTAGTAATGGGCTGTACTGCTTCTTGTGGGATTAGATCTTCTACCTTGCTGACTGCGTAGTCTTCCTCATCTGCAATGGGAACATCTACTAGTTGATCTGTTGGAGCAATATCTTCAGCGGCTGCTGATTCATTCCAAGGGTCTGGGGTGGGTTTTGTTGTTTTCTTCATTTCATTTTCCTATAAAATACAAATGGCAGTGAGATGGCACTGCCTAACCATTTTTACTTGCGACGAGCTTGAACGCCTGACTTGCCACTTGTAGCCAATTTGGCCATTTGTGGTTTAACATCACCTTCAACTGATTCTAAACGTGGATTGTATTTGGACACATTAAACTCATTAAAGTTACGAGCTTCAAATGCCGCTAACACAACGTCAGCTAGACCAGCACGTTCACCTTTGGCAGCTTTAAAACTGTCACGTTTGCCTTCACGTACATCATTGCCCATACGTGGGCCACTACCAAAGTTTTCCTTCATAGGGCGTAGATATTCATTCATTTTAGTTTTCCTTATCTTGGTGGATGCTTGTGTCCACATACTGGGCACTGTTCCATATTATTTCTTCTTCATGCCACGTAGCGTTTCAGCTAGGCGTGCTTGGCGTGCAATTTTAGGGTTCTTACTGGCTTCAGCCTTTTCCAACTTCTTCATTGGAATCTTCTTGCCTGGCTTAACACCTAGTTCTTTGTGTAAGGCACCTGGATTCTTAATTGCATCTTTGATCCAGTGTCCATGTTTGGCCATTGCGTCTTTCATATGGATCCTTAATTTACTTGCACAGGTGTAATGTACACTGCATTTTGCACTGTAGTGTTGCTGATAGCACTGACGTAAATGCTGGTAACAAAACCATTTTGTGTGGCAGTGGTCAATGTGGCTGGGATGTTGATAATGGCATCATCCTGACTGCCAATAATAGGACCTAATGTTGGTGATCCCGCTGTGGCAAACACTACTGTAGGTTGATTTGAAGGATCAAAACGTAATTGAACAGGATTGCTGCCTGTGTTGGTCACATAGTAACTACGCACAGGAATCAAACTGGCAATGGTGGCATTGGTTGCAGTTAGACCCACGTTTAATGCTGTGGTTGTACCTGCAGGACTAAAGTTTAATGTACTTGCCATGATTATTGATCCTTATTGCCTACGTTGTTAAAGCCTTGACGCATTTGAATCTTGTCAGCATTACCAACATAGTTTTGACCTGCACTAGGCATCCACTTGCGACCACCTTCACTTACACTGGCACCACCTGCACTGTTAGGAGCCATACGCTGACCTTTTGGAGTGCCCATGTTGCCTTTACGGTTGGGCATTTGTGCTTGACCAAAGTTGTCATGTTCATTGCACATGCCAGTATGCTGATTACCAGTATACTTGCTGTTGGCCTTGTATGAGGACACACTGTCGCTTAATGGTCCATAAGGTGTAGCATCTACACTGTAACCATCAGGAGTGGTATTTTGCCATCCCATGCGCTTAGATCCTTGTGGGCTAGCTCGTTTCATATCGTTGCCACCCTTGCGAGCAGTAGTAGAGTTTTGAGGTTTGAATTCCATTTTAACGTTTTCCTTTAGTGGTAGTGGCCTTTTTACTTGAAGCTGAACGCTTGGTAGCATAGGCTATGGCTACCGCTTGTTTGACTGGTTTACCAGCCTTGACTTCTGCCTTGATGTTCTCTTTGAACGCTTTAGGTGTGGTAGATTTGATCAATGGCATAATAGTTTCCTTATCGTATATTTATATTCTATTATTCTTCAGGGTGGTCTTGGGGCTTGATTTGGCTCAATGCCTTGATAGCCTCTGAGAACGCTAGACTCTTTAAGGTCACTTGGTCACCAACGTCTTCTACTTCCACATCCATCATGGTGGCCGCTGTCTTGTCTAGCAACATCTTTTCATATACTTGACGGCCTTTGGTGTCATTGTTGTATATGGTATCACGATAACCTTCTAATATAGAGATGACCAAGGGCTTGCCCAACATGCTCTCAGCCTGTGTTAATATTTCTCTTGCGGTGATCTTATGTGTTGAACCTTTAGGACGGCCAGCACCTTCACGGGCACCACCATGTTTAGGCAGGTCCGTGGCGTGATCTAAGGTTGATTGTTTTTCAAGTTCCATATGGATATTTATTACAATCAAAACTTACGGGTAAGATTGCATGCCAAATCCAATGGAATTAGGGGTTTTGGACCTATCACCCCTAGGGATAGTTATCAAGGGAGGAATAGCCCTTTGTCCGTTTATTCTAAGCACCCATCAAATAATATGCTTTGAGTGCTTTGCGATAGAATCCTTTACCAACTCTACCACCAGCGTCCTTAAGAAAGTTGTTATAAGTTCTTTTACCATCAACCTTCATCATTGTCAATATAACTTGAAGTTCTTTCAATGCTTGATCCAGTGTAGTAATTCTGCCTAATTCAGCGTAACCTAAATCATCATCATGACTCCAAAAATCTTTACCGCATTCTTTTTCAACCCAAGGACGAACTACATCTAATATTTGTCCAGGAATACCATATTGGCTAAACGCTACAAATTTAAAATTATCGTAATCTCTATTAGTGTGTTTCATGTATTAATTATACAGGAACATTGTGGATTTGTCAATAAGATATTTTACTCAAAAAGATACCCTAGAACATGATTGAACTAGGGTTCTCAAAACTCCACGAGACCAAGGCGAATTAGTTTGCGTGATGTTTTGCTACACTATCATACATATTATACATGATTAGGCCTGAGATGTCAACCTTATTCTATTCTTTATCTAGTGTAATAGCACCTTCTAAAAGATGCTGCCAGGGCATGCCATGCAGTCTTTTATTTTTCAAATTCAAATGCACCAATCTATTGATTATACAGCAGTTGGTTCTTGACCAAGCCTTTTCTGGATCTATACGTGTTAGAGCAAGGTCTGTTACTGCACGGCCACGTGCCAACCACAACTGTTCTGTGCTCCAAAAGTCACACCAATCTCTAAATGTCAATAGAAACTCTTCATGACGGAAATTACACTGTGCTCTTGCACGTAGGTATGGAATATACCTTGCGTGCTCAAATGGATCCTTGTGGCGACGTTTGCCAATACAGGGTTTGCGTTTAGAGGTTAACTGAGTCATCTTTGTACGTGTCCACTATCACATGTATTCTTGTAGTGGTGCCCTTGTTGTCAGCTGAATGCGTAACATGATTGTTGAACCACCATATGGTGCCTCTGGGCATGTGTTGGTGTTCATTCCCACTCATCATCACACACTCCACGTTGGTAGAGACCACAAAGTGGTGCCTATCAGTATTATCACTATAAAACCCCTCGTCAATGTGTGGAGCCACTTGCTGGCCAGGGGTTAGTTCAGCTATTACTATGCGTCCTATGCTCTTATCGCCCACGTGATTGCGTATTAACTGCATGGTCTTGGGAAAATAACTCTGCACAAAATAATCCACACAAAGGGGATTGGTATAGAAATCCTTGATAGTTTTATTGGTTTCCACACTTTGATAACGTAATATTATATCTCTCGTATGACCCGCATAACTTCTTAGGTTAAGCCAATTCCATGCGGGGTTGGCCACTATCTCACTGAGTATGGGCTGGTAATCAAAGGTGCCCGTATGACGGAAGTTATTCATTGTCGCTCCCAATTTGGCCCAGTGGTAGAAATGCACAAAATTGTGTCCACAGCATCCTTGGATGGTGCATTAACAAGCGACAGGTGTATTTAGACTTCACGGGCCCACCTCTTCATGGCACCTAGGCTTTTTTTGGCCCTGGCATCATCACTGATTTCCAATTGTTCAATCTCAAAGTTTTTAATGCGATACTCTAGAGCAATTAGAGTATTGACCACTTGGTCCACATCTATGTTGCGTCCAATCAATGCTAGATCAAATTTGTATTCGTTATCTAACTTTTTAATTAACTGTGTACATTCTTGTTCTGTCAAGGTGTTGATATAATCCACTGTGTATAACATCAATATCCACCTACTCCTTTGGGGAGAATCAAACTTATAGCTTCTGGCTTAGTGTCCAGAATTAGCGTGTCTTCAAACTCTTTGCTGGCACGTTCTGTTAGGGCCTGTTGAGCAAGATCCTTGTATTCCCGTGTAAAGTCACCCTCTTCATCCACAAAGCCCTGTAGGATAAGATTGCACTTGCCCAAAATATGAAAGTCATCAAATTTAAGATCATCTCTATAACTCAATAACACTAGGCGTAGGGCTGATGACAGTTGTTGTTCTGCGGCTTCTTTAGAAATTGGCGTCATATTATTCCTCAATGGCGTAGACTGATTGTGCATCAGCAATGTAATAGGTCACACCTTGACGAATTACTTTGACACAGTGTTGCCATTCCACTGTAATAGTCTGTCCCTCTTCAAGTTCTGGATTCTTTTCCTTAACTGAAGGTCCCACACTTAGGATCTTGGCACTGGGGTTGGGATCTTGTTGATTGGTGAATATGATTCCACTGGCTGATTTCTGTTCCACTTCAATCTTAGTAATTACTAATTTTGTTCCTGTTGCTCGCATTTCATTTCCTTTATACGTTTGTAGGCAATGCTACCTCTTATATCAAACCCCATGCGTTCATGCAAACGCAAAAAGGCACGTTGGTCTCGCCTAATACTGGTACTGACCAGCACTGGTATATTTATACTACTGCACCATTTGACCCAATGATCTAATGCTTCTTGGCACAACTGAATTCTTACTCGTGTGCTTAGGTCAAGATCCATGTGTAGAAAACGTGCTTCAGCAATTTCATCTCTGCTGTAGTCAGTGTAAACACCACGTGAGATCCATGTGTAGGCAATTAATTTCTCACCTTGATAACACACCAACAATTGTGTTTGGTCCAAGGTGTGTCTCTGTGTGGTAATGGCCTTGTCTATATTGTAGGCATAGACAGCAGGATCAGGTGTTAGAATTGAATCAATTTCCGTTTGAAACTGTTGTTGCGCCATGGCCACAATGGGCATGATGTCACGCACATCTGCCCAACGCCACGTATGCGCCTTATCAATAGCGTTCATAATAGCCAGGATTGGTTCTTGCACCCATGTACCTAGGTCTTGTGTGCAATACATCTTTGATGTTCCAGCCAGCACTTAATCGTTGCACAGCAGTCCAATAATTAATGTCAAATAATTCAGCCCACTCGCTCAAACAACGGGTTTCACCTTTGTAGGTAATTTTTATATTGCTTCGTTGACTGCGTGAAACTGTTTTTTGATCTGCCCATTCAAAATTGCCAGGAGCAAAATGGCCTTGTTGATCAATCCTATGCAGTCTATGTTTGGGTGAGGGTGGTAGACCAATTGTAGATTCTATGTGTTGAGCAAATTGTTCAAATGAACTAAACAAGTTCTTAATACCAACGCCGCCGCCATACTTGTTATAGTCTGGATTGTTGGGATTTTCAGTGACCTGTTGTATGTAATTGTATCTGCGATATAATGGATGTTTAATATTACTCATGTTAATTCCTATCAAATAAATTATCAAATGGATTATCACTGGCTGGTTTAGGCCGCTTGGGTGGTTCATAGCCACTAATCTCATTGATCACATCTCTAATATTGAACCAAGCCCTTAAAGTGTTTCTGTTTTTACTGGGAACATCTGGTTTGGTCAAGGGTTTGCCTAGCAATATAGATTTTTTTAAATGTTCTGTACCTATATTCACATAGGGATATTTTTGAAAATAAGGACTAAAATGTTCATGCAGAATTTCTTCTGTATCTATGACCCAATCCTCACTTAATGGATTTACATACTCATGAAATATGTCCCAAAACTCTTTGTTATCATTTAGACCATCAGGATGTTCATCATAATAGTAGTTTATAATATCTACAAACGTTACTATTCTCTTAATTTTATTTTCAATTCTTGGTGTTAAAGTTTTCATTTCATTTCTCCTCAGTAACAAGTTTATTTATTAATTATACTGGTATCGTTTGTTTTTGTCAAGCCTAAGGATTTTGCTTGGGCAACTTCTTGTTTGGAAAGCCAACCTAAATGAAGTAAGCAATCTGAACACATATAGTAATAACCATTATGAAAATGTGTTGTACGAATTTCCACTGTATGGTTAGCGTGTTTTTCATATGGGGGTATTGATTTTTTCATTTTTATTCTCCTTAATAGTTCTAAATGGACTTATTTTTTCTAATTCATCATAAAAATTTTCTTCATTCATAAGTTCGTCAAGTGAATTTGATGGTCTATAAAAATTATTAACAAACCAAGATCCTTCATATTCAAGATTCCATAACAATCCATTTTGATATAATTTAAAATCTAATTGATCATGAGCAATATAACGATCCCAAATGGAAATGTCTTTTGGTAATGTTGTATCAAATTTATCATGAACATCTTCCCACAGAGATTCTAAAAAAAGTTCATCTGGGTGGTCATAATAACCGCCTTCAACATATTCCAAATAGGCTTTCATTTTTCTTAAATTTAAATTATCAAATATATGTGTTAAACAAGGGTACAATTCTTTCATTTTATCTATCTTTCTTTAAAAAGGTATACAATATAATCTGTATTTTGCTATTTTGCTTTTATTAGTTGACATAAATTTCACAATCAATTTCTATTACAAACCCAGTGTGACTTCTCACATAACTCCTTAACATATTCACATCACATATCTCCTTACTAGTCCAACCATCATGTTGAAGTAAATGTCTGTTCTTAGTTCTACGAAGTTCTCTCTTAATCACATTCATTACATTTCGTTCAAGTTCTCTGTATTTGGCAGTTTTATCTTTACTACATATTCTTTTTTTATTAAGTTGTAGTTTCATTTGAGGAGTAATTGCTTTCCACATCTGTTTGATATCACTTCTTAGTTCAAACAAGAATGGATCTGCTTGTAATTGTTTAATTAAATGATAGTTTCCATTTAGGAGATGATAACAACTGGTTGTGTGATTAACAGATAGATATGCTCCTTGGAATAAACTTGTAAGTAATTGCTTAACTTGTTTTAACTCCAATTTGTATTTGATAGCAAGTTCATCGCGAACTTTACTTCTATTAGCTATGTAAAATTCAAGGTACGTGAGTTGTTTGTTTAGTCCTTGACGTTGTGCGTGTTGATACAACAAAGTAGGTGCGGCGCAAACAATATCATAATTGTAGTTGTAGCCCTTGTTAGATAACAGATCCCTTTTAACATACACAGGCAAATTCTGTAAGGGGTTATATAATCTGTCACTGGAATCATTATATTCAAATTCACCAGTGTCCAATTGGGATTCCAATTTGGCTGTAATTGTTGGTTTTATTACAGGCCCATTAAGTGCCTGTTCAAGCTGTTTGATACCATCTACATTTTGCACATAGTATTTGCATTTACCAGTTTGCCAATTAAAATGGTGATCAGTGCATATTAGCAATTGTTCTTTGAGATATTCACTAATAGGTTTTCCAGCTTGTCCAAAATGCTTTGGATCATGGATCCAACGAGTGCTTAACCAATTGGGTTGAGTTCGTTTAACAAATTGTTTTACGAATTGTAAAGCCATTGTGGCTCTACGGCGAAATGCTTTATTGTTATAATTTGGTATGTAATTCAAAATGTTTCCTTAATATCATATAGCTTCTTTCAAAAACGTCTCCATGTCTTCTGTTAGCGGCAAGGCTGTCTAATATTTAGTATATATGATATTATTGACTTTGTCAATCAGACAAACCAAAAAAAATCCCCTAACTAGCATTGCACTAATTAGGGGATTTGAACTTGTATTATTGTTTATTGAAGAGCCTTGCCTGCATAACCAATGGAGTCATTAAAAGAATGATATTAAACCAAACATGTTGATGACGAATAATACAAGTGTGATGGAAAACTAATTGACTTTTCTGAGGAGATACAAACTACCATCACAACATTATTTATATGTTATAAAACAATGATACTGGAATACACGGCAAAAGTCAACCTATTTTAAAATATTTGGCTTATTCAATGGCACAAATTCCTTGCAGGTTGTGCATTTCTTTCGCCATTCTTGACGGGGTGTGCCAATCTTAAACACATAAATCTTTTGTTCAAGACCTGTCACTGTACGCCCGCAATCGTTACACATCGTGGGCACAGGAATAAGTTCTGGCACAAGGCTATCTTCTCTTGGTTCACCAGGATTGTATTTGCTAGAACTTTTACGCACCATCTTGATGCGTTGATTAATAATTTGATTAAACTTAATGCTTTCCATACCCATATTTAAGGATATGGAAAACTGGGTATTTAAAATGTCATGCGACCGTTGAGCGTTGCACCCAACATCCAATTGTGTTTTTTCAATGCACGAACACGATCCTGTGCGTAGTTGGCTAGATGATTATAGCCACGTTCGTTTTGTGTTTCATCTTCCAATTCAAGATAAACTTCAATTAACTTTTCAAGGTCATCATAGACCTGTTGAATGTAATCCAAACCATCATTGAAGTCTGGCAAGAGGTCATCAGGGATATCACTGCCCGCCATAGTGTCAGCTAGTGTCAGTGGAAAATAGGCGTCAATTGTGCGTAAAAGTTCGCCAATTGTGTCAATTTCAGCCTCTAAATCAGTGTAAACCTTCTCTAATAGCTTGTGATCTGAGCCAAAATTTCTGCCCACTATGTTGACATGTGCCGCGTGGCTTTTGTGGTAGGCAACATAATTGCTACAGAATACTTTGGTTAAGGCTTGTTCTACACTCATGTTCATTTCCTATTATTTGGTGCCATTATTTAATTGTTGTGCAAAGCCACTGGTAAATGCGTTGGGTAAATTGGGGTTTACATTTTGACGCATGTTTTTCAATTGGCGTTGACGTTGAACGTCTTCTTGTTGTGCTTTTTGTGCTTGTGCGGCTTGGGTATACATCTGAATCATTCGTTGATCACCAGATGCTAAAAGATTACGCATCTCATCAGGTGTAGGTTGATAGCCACTGACATTTTGATTTAGTAGACTTCTAAATGCCTGGGGTGCTAGTTTACCTTCACCTCTGGCTAGTCGTCCACCTAAGTCAGCTTCTTGTGCAAAGTTTGCCGCATCATAAAGATTCATAGCCATACCTGCTGGACCCAATACACGACCTGCACCGCGCAATAATGGTCCTGCTACTGCACCAACCTTGCCCATTGTGGTAATTGGTTTATAACCTTGTTTTAATTCTTGTAAGGCTTGTGTGGCTTTGGCATTGTTTGCTAGATATTCTGGCAGTTGAAATTCTTGTATAGTTTGTTGAACAGCTTTACTAGAATCTCCCATTGCTTTAACATTTTTATCATACAAAGCTGTAAACGCCGTTTGACCTTCTGTACCTAATTTGTCACCTAAGGTAGTAAATGCATTTTTAATAACTTGTGGTTGTTGGCTCAATGCGTCATTCAATCCATTTACTGCTTTTGAAACACCATGATAAGTGTCATACAACTTTTTAGCGGCAGCAACTGGAGGAACACCCATATGTGTTAGTGCTACGTCAGTAAGTACATTCATAGGATTTTTCAAATAACTTCCAGCCGCATTCATGGCAGGTCTAGCAACATTTTCGCCTACATTTTTAGCTAATTGAGGTAAACCAGTTTCTGCTCCATATGCCGCACCTGTTACTGCTGGAGCAACGGCGCCAAGTGGTCCTGCTGTAGATTCAGCAACAGGAGCAACTGGTCCTTGTTTAGGTTCTTCAGCAGGAGTTTCTGGGGCAGTGTTTTGACCTTGTTGTTGTGCCAAAAACTTTTGAATATCTGCATCACTGGTCCCGTCAGGAACTTCAATAGTGAAACGTTCACCGTTTTGTTCAATTGTTACTCTTTCTGTCATTGTATTTTCTCACGCTTGATAATTTTAATACCACCGCTTGGAGCAGATGGAGCATTTGATTGAATTACTTGACCAGTACTAAGATCATATTTAGGTGGAAGTCCCGCCAATTCGCGTTGACGGTTAACACCTTTCATTACTGTGTCTTCAAGTATCTTGGCATTCTTACGGAAATCTGCTTCACTAATTCCTGGATCACTCAAAGCCGCACGTGCCTTGGTAGCAGTTTGACCTTCTTGATTACTGATAGCACCTGCACCTCTAAGTTGTGCAAATGCATCCAAGAATTCTTGACCCATAAGTTGTTGATACTTGGCTTGCCATCCACGTCCTTCTGTTCCTGGTAATGGATTCCATGCACCAAAACCTTGCTTCCAACCTTTAACACCTACATTTTCTTCAAAGCCTGGAGCAGGATTCTTTTCTGTTCCCACTAGACTATGAACAGTATCTAATAATTGTTCAGCATTGGATTCATATTGTGGTAATGCCAATTGAACTTTAGCAACTCCATTGGCCAAATCTTTATCTTGTTGTGCTTTGGCTTTCTTGTATGCTTCATAAGCCGCAGGATTAGCAAACTCGCTAGCTGGACGCATTGCTGTTGCTCCAGGCACAGTGCCTGGTGCTGTAACAGCGCCTGGTGCTCCACTTGTAGCCGCTGGTGCTACACCTGCCGCAGGTGCCGCCATTGCAGGTGCGCCTGGTGTTCCACTTGTAGCCGCTGGTGCTCCACTTGTAGCCGCTGGTGCTCCACCTGCCGCAGGTGCCGCCATTGCAGGTGCGCCTGGAGTTGCTGTTGCTCCTGGTGCCGCTGTATTAGCAGGCATGCCTGGTGCCGCCATTAATGGGAAAGTAGTTCCATTTTCAGCATTAAACTTGCTAATATACTTGTTGTGTTCTTGAGCAGGTAACATGGATAATCTAATATCAAGTTCACGCTTAAGAGTTTCAAGTTTACCTTGGTTCTTCTGATTTTGTTGCATAGCTTGATATTCAAGGCTACCTTGAACACCTTGTGCTTTAAGCACTGCGGCTTCTGCTGGAGTAGCATCTGATCCACCACCCACACGTTTGTAAACTGGTTGTCCACCATTACGTGTTTCAAGAACAAATGTGCCTTTAACCGCACCTGTTGGATCAGCAAACACTTGTGCATGTTGTGCGGCATTTTTAGGATTGATTGACATGGCAGCAATCTGTCCTAACTTTTTAGAATCAGAAACAGGAGCACCTTCGCTGTCCCACGCACCTAAAACTTGATTGCTGTTTTTATCAAACTTAACTTGATAGTGCTCACCGTTGTCTAATAGCACAGGGCTATAATGTAATTCAGGACTAATCTTTTGTTGTTCTTGTTTAGCAAGATCATCCAATCCCAAACGCTTAAACAAATAGGCCTTGATATAACTACCTTCTTCGCCTCTGGCATTTAAGTTAGGCATTTTGTTATTGGCAATATCTGTTTCAACTTTTTGTTGAACCTGTGCCATTTTACGAGCAACTGTTGCACTATCATACAATTTATCAAACGCCGCACTTTGAACTGCTGGTGGTGTACCTAATCCAAATGCAAGATTTTTAATTTTGTTTGGATCACTACCATTTAAATCTTCAAGATGCTGTTGAGTAAAGCCACCAGGCATAGTAATGCCTTGACCTGTAAATGCAGTTGAAGGTGCTTGTTCAGCAGGTGCTGAACTAGGTTGTTGTCCTGGCACAACAGCAGCCGCTGGGGCTGGAGGAGCACTAACGTTTTGTGCAGTGCCTTTTACAATACTATCAATAATATGACGCACTTTGGCTTCACCACCATTGGCCTGTGCTGCCGCAGGACTAATTGTACCATTGTTCAAATAGTTGGCAGCACCAGTTGCACCTAAGAAATGTGCTAGACGCAGGTTTGTGGGATTGGAATCAACACCTAAGTTTTGTAATTGTTTGCCATTTAGACCAGTATATACTTGTGCCGCACGATTTTGATCTTCAGGTGTTAATTCAGTAATTGCTTTGCCAGCAAAATATGGATCAGCCTTTTGAATATCTTGATAAGCACCAGAGGTAATACCATATTGACCAAACGCACTGCTGGTTCTTTGACCTTGTGCATTGGCAGGATAATGATAACCAATGTTAGGATTGTTACCGCTTTCTTGTTGTCCAACTTGTTGCAAATAATTTGCACCTGGTTGTGCTGGACCTGTTTTAGGCAATTGTGTGGGTTGAACTTGATTGGCCGCAGGATTAATAGGAGCACTAACAGTGGTGGGATTGATCTGATTGCTGTCCAATATAGGTGCTGGTGGCTGTGCTGGAGCTATAGGAGCACCTTTAGGATTGTTCAATGGATTGTTGGGTTGTAGACCCTGACTGGCCTCAATGGTTGGACCCATTTGTGGATTAACAGGAGCCGTAACAGGAGTGGCCTGTGTACTGGTGTTTACACCTAATGATGTGTTTACTCTGTTAACAAAAGTTTGTTCTGGATCAGTAAATGCGCTGGTAGCATTGTTGAACCTGTTGGTCAAACTTTGTCCAAAAGCACTGCCTATGTCGCTTAGAAAATCTGCCATATGGGTTCCTTAAATTTTAATTCCAAAATTACTTGAGTTTTGGTTGGAATTAACCGTGCTACCTTGTGTGCCTGCAAAGTTAGGCAAGTAAGCGCCTTGTGGAGTTCCAAATAACACACTGGCATATTGATTGTATAATTGCTGTGGAGCCATTGCGGCAGTAATGCCTTGACCAGCCGCACCCAATGCACCACCAATGCCTGTTTGACCAGCACCAATAAGACTTTGGCCAGCCTGCATACGTTGTTGTGCAATTTGATTTTGAACATTGGCCGCTGCCTGGAATTGTGCGGCCTGTGTTGCGCCAGCAGTTTGTGCGCCAGCTAGAGCTTCACGTGCAGAACCTAATTCGCCTGTGCCACCAAACTGTGCCTTTTGATTGGCCATGTTTTGTGCGTATTGTGCTTGCCCAGGCATCAATGCAGCCTGCAATTGATTCTGTTCATATTCAGGACTGTATAAGTTTTGTAATCCACTGATACCAGTTCTTAATGCACTTTCGCCTGTTGAACCCAATGTTTGTTGTGCCTGTGCGGCAGTGCCAGCCAAGTTTTGGGCCGCGGCATTTACCCCACCTGCTGTGTTGTTATACATGCTGGTTGCGCCATTTACCGCTGTTTGATATGCTGGGCCAATAGTGCCTGTGTATAAACCAGTTTGTGCGGCTATCATCGCATTTTGTTCAGGGCTTAGTGACGGAATGGTTGTTGTTGTTCCGCCTCCACTGCTTTTTCCAAAACTCATAATCGTTTCCTTTGTTTTATATTTAGTTTGTTACTTTTTTGCTGGTATGTTAGCACCCATTATGGCATTGCCACAGGTTCAGGTGCCACAGGAGCAACAGGTCCTGACACTTGACCATTTGGAACTCCGCCTGGAGCCGCTGTGCCTGAAGGACTTGGATAATAGGGTTGTCCCAAGATACTGTTAACAAACTGTCCAATATTCATTTGATTTGTGCCACCCACTGCACTGGCTTTGGGTCCATAAGGTGTTGTGGGTGCATTGGGAACATTATTATAGTTGGCCAAATCAGCCTGTGTTTCAGCATAAGGATGAACACCCCAATAATATTGTGTTTGATTTGGTCCCGCATCTTTGTAAAATGGTTGGCTGGCTGTGGCACCAATATAACCAGGATTTAAGCCAGGTTTGACAAGATCCTGTGTCTTGCCCCATGACCAAGGACTTTCACCTAGGTATCCATTACCACCAGCAGCCGTACCCGTGGGATTACCGCCACCTGCTAATAGGCCACCAGTTAATGCACCTGCGGCCAATAGGCCAGTTGTGCCCAATGTGCCAGCCACAGCACTGCCTAAATCACCAATGGCTGTGCCTAATGGAATATCACCTGTACCATATGGATTGTTAGTGCCTGGAGTTCCTGGCCCTGCGTCTACGACTGGAGCCTGCGTTACACCATTAATGTCTGTTGAATTGACCACGTTGCCATTTGCATCTGTGGTCAAAGTACTGCCATCATCATATGTGTATGTGGTATTGCCTGTGGCAGGATCTGTTACACCATTGCTTGTGGCAGTAGTGGTGCCTGTTTCAGTGCCTGTTGTAGTGGTAGTTTCTGCTGGATTAACTGCGCCAGTTTCAGTGGCTGTGGTACCTTCAACACCTGTTGGATTAGCACCAGTTTGCACACCATTAACCACATCGCCACCAGGAGTAACTTCTACACTGGCCACATCACCTGCACCTGGGGTAACTGAGCCTGCACCTGTTTCAGTTACCACAGGAGTTTCAACGGCACCAGTCACTGGAGTTGCTATACCAGGAGCTTCAACTGGGGCTCCAAACACATTGGCAATTTCCAATGGGTCAGCACCTGCCGCAATCAATGCTTCTTGGGTTACACCTGCTGCCGCCGCATCAGCCGCTGGAATAATACCATTGGCCACAGCACCAGCCAGAACATCTGTGCTCATACCAGCCGCTGCCATATCTGCCGCAGTATATCCTGCCGCAGTAAGATCAGCAACACTTGTGCCAGCGGCCACTAGGTCACCTAAGCCAATACCTGCGGCAACAGCATCACCCACTGCCACAGTGCCCGCGGCCACTGCACCAGCAACTTCACTGGCTTCAGCGCCTGCGGCCACAGCACCAATTACATCACCTGCGGCTAAGAAATCTGCGATTCCAGAGACAATTGCTACAATTCCACCCATGTTATATCACCTTTGTAAAGACTCTTTCTGCTTCTGTATAGCCCAATCTTTCAAAAATTGGACCAACATCCTTATGCTTTTTGGTCATCATCATTATTCTCTGCACACCATATGATTTCATAATAGTTTCTACTGCCTTGAACAACTTGACTCCCGTCATGCCTTTTCTATAATCTGGATGAATATAGAAAATATCATTTGTTGCGGTCAAGCTGTCTTTGTAGTGTATATGTGGTCTTATTAGACATATACAATATCCAACCAACTTGCCTTCTTCCCTAGCTGTGACCATTCGCATGGCTCCAACTCTAAACAATACCTTGTACTGCTCATAATCAGGATTCAATTTAATTGTGTCCTGATTCAATGCTATCTCTTGCCAATGTCCTTCCAACAAGGGTAGGATTTCATTAATGACATCTTCATACCCTTCTTCTTTAAACTCTACCATTTCCTCTCCAATCAATAATCAGTATTTATTGCATCCTACTGGTTGGGCTTGTTGATAGGGTTTTATTGCTTGATAACCTGGGCAATCAAACTTCTAAAGTTTTCAGTAAATGTGCCTGGTAGTGCGTTACCTGGGTAAGCATTACCATTTGCATCTTTGGTATTAAAACTCAGTTCAATAATATACCAATAATAACCATAACTGGGCTTGTCAATAACTGTGCTAAACACTGTGCTTAATGATTGAGTGCCAGTTGAACTAACTGAATAATTTTTGGTTTGACTGCTCAATGTGGCATCAAGATTAAAGAAATAATCAGTGCCTCCCACAGCAGTATTTGGACTGCCCTTGTAACGATTCACTGCTACCACAAGATCAAACTGACTAGAAGTATTGCAGGTGTAGGTAAAATCCAAATTTAATTGTCCAGAAATAAATGCTTGTTCTGTGGGACCTGTGATTGTTACACGAGCATTGGCATCTGTGGAAATAAACTCGTCACTATTATCTTTGTGTATATTACCACCACTAATATAGGATGGAAATGTATATAGATTATTGGTTTGAATTTGCACTGTGCTGGTAGTGCAAGTCAACACAGTCCAAGAATCATTAAAATAATCTGGATTAACATCATGAATATAAACAATGTCACCTGCAACAAACAAAGGTTGGCTAGTGGCAGTGGTTAGTGTGACTGCAAAGTTTCTGCTTTGTCCACTCACAACATTTTGTATTACAATGTTATTAATGCCCACAGGTGTAGTATACCAAGGAATCGTATTGGTGCCAGTTGTAATGGTCACACTAAATGGCTGACGATATGTGCCACGTAGATATGCTGGAGCATAATCACTAACACCACTATAATTTTGTCCAAGACCACCAGGACCTGATAACAACAAATTAACAGCGTTGATTAAACTGGGTTGATCCTGTACTGGATATTGACTCATTATCTATCTTCCTCAACATCAGCCACCTGCATGGTCACAGCATTGCATAACCAAATTGTGCTGGTACTGCTGGTGCTTAAAATTAGTGTGTTTACACGATAAGCGTTGTTGTTGATCTGTGCCCATGGATTATTACCAGGATTACCATTTGCATCCACTGCTAGAGTGACTGTGGTAATTTGGCTGGCTGTGGATCCCACTGAATTGGCACCTTGCACAGTAACATTTAAACTACCTAAACTTGGATAGATAGGTAATTCATTGCCTGCGTTCATGTCTGCACCAATATTAACCATTTCAGGCAACACGCGGTGAACCATGACATGGCTGGTATAGTTAGGTAATATCTTAATATTGTCTCTGCGGAATTCACTGTCAATGCTAACAAATGTGCTGGTGCTGGATGTGGTAACAAAATGGAATCCTTGATCCTTTTGAACCAAAGGCACATTTTTGCTGGCACGTGCATATATTGTGGTACGTAAACTGGGATTGAATTGTCCATTCATGTAAACAGGAGCTTCACAACTGAATGTTGCACGGTTAACATCACGCGGTGCATTCCAGCAGTCAATGTCATAACGATAAGTTAATACCTTGTTGGGCACACCATCTGTGCTTTGTTTGTCTGGGTAGTAAATTTCAATTTGATTCTTTTGTGTGTTAACATCCATCCAAATACGATCATAATATTTGGGATCAAGCTGGTCATAGAACCAATTCTTCACACGCTGATTACCTAATGGAGTAAAGTTAGTGCCATCAAATGCCCATATGTCACGAGCATCAATGCCATACACCATGTTGTCAGTATTGGCCCAAGCATTGGATGTTAGTAGGCCACGACCTTGATTATACAATCTTACACCAAGAATTGGCGCACTTGTGGTTTGGAAGTTCAGGGGTGAGAACACAACGGTGTCCCAATAACTGCATAGAAAAAACTGTCCATTACAGGGAAAGCCATCCACAGCAGGTCCACGCAGAGGAACTTCCAACTGGTTGGCCACGTTGGTAATTGTGGGTGTCCAAGTTGTTGGTGCTTGGTTAAGTCCAAATGCCTGACTCCACTGTATGGTCACAGGATATATCTGTTGTGTGCTGGTATTGGCCACTGGAGTTGCAGTCAAATTACCTGCTACTAAAATACTACCCACGTTGGGTGTGTTATACAAACGCATCCATTTGGCATAGACACTGGCCCAATTGGGATTATAGTTCCAAGTATAAGCAGGACTTACTGTGCCACCGCTTGAGTATGGTCCCACAGTGTTGTCCACATAGGTAACACTGCCGCTGGTGCAGGCAGTGACTAGGAATGTGCCATTATAATAACGTGGATTAACATCAGCAATAACAATATAACTGCCCACTTGGAATGGTGCAGTGCCAACATCACTAAATTGAACAGTACGATGTGTTACATCTGGATTCACAATGTTGGCAATATTCAAAGGTTGTTGATTGCTATACATGACCAATACAGCACTTTGACTGTCTGGCCAAAACATGGGAGGATTGTGTTCATCATTTAAGAACAATACATTACCATTCCAACATTCTGTAATGTTAGTATTTTGTGCATAATGAGTAAAGTCACCTACACCTTGTGGAGTAATATCATACCAATCCGTTGTGCCATTAGAGGCCCAAAATTTACCTTCAGTTGTGACAGCTACAAACCAAAATTCACCATTGCGTCTAAATCCACCTGTCACGTAGGTAGGTGTGCCTGGTACTGGTGTAAGAATAACTTGGTCACCTGCTACACTGCGAATACCACGGATATCAGTTTCAACATTTTTACCTGCATTGTATTCATTGGGACCCAAGGCCGCTGAAGGCACATCAGGCGTGTATGACATTTTGGCAAATGGAATTTTTACTGTTTGAATTGTCATATCTTTCTCTTATTTTATATGTGTAATTATCACGCCTGCTGTGGTAATAATGCTGACTAGAACTGTGCCAATTGTGCCAATTAGAACTTTCCATAAGTCAGCATGTAGAATTTCAACTCGCATGTGTACACCATCAATTTTGTTTTCCACACTGATCAATCTTTGATCCAATGCTTCATAGCGTTGAGCACACAATTCCACGTGTGTCTCAAGGCTATTACTTTCTGCATCAATGGTCTGTATTGTGCTCATTATCTTACCAAGTTAATCCAGAAGCTGGTGTAGTTTTGCGTGCCGTTAATGGTCTGTGTTTGACTAATTGCACCACTTATTGCGCGGAAGTCAACGTAATCAGTTGTGCCATTCATGAAAGGCATGCCAGACAATGTCAAAGTTTTTTGTTGATACACGTTGACTTGATCAACTACGGCATTGGCAATACTACCATTCTTATAGAACGCAAATCCAATTGTGCCCGTGTCAGCGGTATTGAATGTGGGGTTAAATGTTGCAATGGCATTAATCATATACATGCCTGCTACTGTAGGAGTGAATCTATAATTGGTTGCGCCAATGAAGTAGTTAGGATCATTCACAAAGCCCAAACTTGTGCCAGCTGTGCTGGTATTCATGGGCAATATGCCATATGTGCTGGTTGTTGCAGGATTACCAGAAACAATCTTGCCCTTGGCATACATGGTTTTGGCATTCAAATAGGCAGTTTGTTGGAATGTGCTGTCTGGGAAATAAATTCCACTGCTATCACTACGTGCTCCACCATTGGCAGTAAATGTAAATCCTGCATAAGCAGAGTTTGTGCCACTGCTGGCTGCAATAGTGACTGGTCCAGTTGAACTATAAACTACTGTGCTGGTATTGGGCTGACCTGTGTATGGTGCCACAACTGTAAGTGTAGCATATCCACCAGTTTCATTAGTTACTATTAATGATGTTGTCCAAGTGCTGGCCAAACTATTAGTTGAAGTGCTGTTTACACTTGCACTATATGAACCCAACGCACTGCTATTGCTGATAGCATAGCTGGGTTGTTGTAATCTCAATGATCCATCACTGGTCAAATAAAGTCCAGTGGTTGAACCTGGACCAACTTTAACACCACCCAATGTTGTAGATGTGGCTGATGTTAGTGTGTATGGCGTAACACTAATAGTGCCATCACCTGCCAAGTTAATACCACTACCAACTTTAACACCACCCACTGTTGTGGCTGTGGCAGTTCCCAAATAAGCTGTGGTTTGAATTGTGGCATCACTGAATTTGACTTGGTTGATAGAACCATTCAATACCAAATTGCCACTGCTATTGCCCACTGTCAATGTTGAGTTATTGGCACCAATGGTATAAGAACTACTGCCTAATTGCAATGAATTTTGACCAAATATCACTGCGCTAGGCACAAATCCATGGAAATCCCAAGTGCCATTGGCTGTAGAATTGGTTGTTAAAATAATGTTGGCCGCGGCACCATATGCAACACTGCCTATTTGAGTGCCACCAGCATTTTTAACAGGAATACTGCCAGTATAACTGCTGTTGTTGTTGATGAAATATAAAGCGCCATTAGATAATGTTGTGGCATCTGGTAGTTGAATATATTGAACTTGACTGCCAGTGATTAAAATATTACCTGATGTTGATGCTGTCAGTGTACTGGTAGATCCAGAACTTACAATAGTGGTTAGTCCAATGGCCACATTGTTGAATGTGGCAGTTGTGCCTACAACAGGCACTGTAAATGTGGCATTGGTGTTGGTAACTGCCAATAGTGTTTGACTATTCATGACCACACTCAATGGATTCCAAACTACGACTGGAGTATAGCCATTGGGTCCACCAGTTATACCATTGTATAATACAATGGATCCATTAATGCCACTGCCACCTGTAAAGTTTACAGTTTTATCAAAAGAAAAAGCATTATTTGTGCTAAATGTTGCCCAAGTTCCAGCATTGCCAGTGGTATCAAGTGTTACATATACACCTGCACGATTGCCCACAGTCAATTGGTTTGTGGCTGTTAAGTTAAATGCAGTGCCTGTAAATGCTTGAGCGGTTGCACTCAGTGTGCCATCTGCGGCAATGCTCAAGTTTGAACCAACTTTGATGCCACCTAACACAGTGGCAGTGGCTGTGTTTAGCGTATAACCACCAACCACGTAACCACCTGGTGTAACTCCATCACCCACTGCCAACACATGTGTGTCAGTGGCATAAATTGGTTCACCTGCGGCTGGTGTGATTGATAATCTTTCTGCGTTTGTGCCGCGTCTAATTTGTAATGGCATGTTCTTTTCCTTTAAACTATTGTGCCAGCATCATAAAGAACTGTGCTGGGCTGTAAATCTGTTCCAAAATCCACATTGCTTGTTTGTAACAGTAATTGTATCACATTATCTACTCCAACATTGATGCTACCAAAGTCAAAATAGTGGCTGTCTTGATATAGCCAGGCAAATGCGCCACTCAACAGTGTTTTGCTATTGGCCTGTGCGGGATCTGCGTTTAGCGAATTCAAGCCAACTGCTTTATCCGCAATTAAATTATTTGTAATTTGTGTTAACATTTATTATGTCCAGTAAATTATTTCACCAGTTGTTGGGTTGTAGGCCATGTTGTAAAATCCTGTGGGTAAACTACCATTAACCACTTGACGAATTGGTTTAACAATAAATGAAGATGTTGTAGCAGTAGTTAATGCAACTCCTGTAGCGTTTAATATAATACTATTTGCGGCTTGACCAAAATTTAATGCAGGGGCACTTCCAGCCAAATTACCAATGGCAATACTGTTTGCACCTTGAGGAGATTGTCCATTACCGCCACCTGATGTAGCTCCAATAGCAATAGCATTACTATATTGCACTTGGCCAGCATTATAACCAATGGCTATAACGTTTGTGCCAGAACTTATTTTGTATGGTCCAAGTTGAAATCCGTTAATACCTGCTTGATAACCAATGGCAATTGAACCTGTGTTTTGACACCAACCAGCATACTGTCCCAATGCAATACCGTTAGGTCCGCTGTTGGGGTAAGAAGCCGCATTCCAACCCATAGCAATAGAGTGTTCACCTTGGTGATCATTACCTGCACTTTGGCCAATAGCAATTGCATACTGGCCTTGTGTTTGATAACCTGCATTTTGGCCAATAGCAGTAGCAAAAGTTTGTTGATTTTGATATCCAGCAAGATAACCAATGGCGACAGCCAGGCTGTGTTGATTATCATAACCTGCTTGTTTACCAATTGAAATAGTTCCACTTCCTTGGCTTATGGCAGTAGTTGTAGTATTAGTGAATATGTTAATCTGTTCACTAGTACCATAATAACCAATACCTGCACCAGGAGCACCTGGTGCTCCTGATCCATAACTATATGTTATTTCAGAAGTTGACGGATTGTAATATACAGCGTAGGTAGAAGATGAGTTACGAATTGGTGCAATATATAATCCAGAATTAGTAGCTTTAATTCCTTGACCTGTTGCATTTAATAAAATAGTATTATTTGCTAAAGTAGAAGTACTTGTCCAAGTAGAATAAGAACCAATTTCAATAGAATTAAATCCAACTTTATATCCTGATTGAGCACCAATGGCAATTGAACTTGTAGATAAACCTGTGCCATCTGGATAAACCTGTCCTTGACCCGCTGAATAACCTATAGCAATTGAATAGGGGTTTTGTCCTATCTGACCAGCTACTTCACCAATGGCAATTGCACCATCACCTTGATTTTGATAGCCAGCGAATTGACCAACAGCCACTGAATTATAACCTTGATAAGATGCACCCGCAAAACTACCTATTGCTACAGCTGATTGCTTTTGGTGATCCTGTCCAGCGGCATATCCAACAGCAACGGTGTAATCACCTTGCAGATTAGCTCCAGAAAATCCACCAACACCTACAGCCCACTGGCCTTGTGTATCGTGTCCTGCTTCTGTGCCTAATGCAACACTTACTCTACCTTGATTTAATTCTCCAGCATGGGAACCAATAGCAATTGTTCCTACACTTTGATTAGTAGATGTAGATGTAGATGAATACAATATATTAATTGCAGATGTTTGAACTGTAGGATAAGGAGGATAATTATATGGAGGGAAATCTTGTCCAGGTAATCCAATAGTACCCCTTATACCATAATAACCAATACCTGCACCACTTGCACCACCAACCCCTTGTGGACCTATTGCGCCTTGTGTTCCCGCACCAATAGTGCCTTGAGTTCCTTGTAGACCTTGAGTGCCTACGGTTCCTTGTGGTCCTTGTGCTCCAACTCCTGGACCTTGAACGCCTTGTGCGCCCTGTGTGCCTGCCCCTTGATTGCCCTGCACGCCATTTGCGCCTTGAACGCCTTGTGTGCCAGAACCAGTTGTGCCTTGACTACCTTGAACGCCAGCGCCCTGTGTTCCTTGAGCACCCGTTATGCCTTGAGAGCCATTAGCGCCCTGAACGCCTTGAATACCTTGTGGTCCTGGAATCAATGCTGAGGTAACAATACTGAAATACGTGACCACAATGTTGTTGGGATAACCTGGCACATTACTGGCTGGTGGTGCTGTGGAAAATACAATTTGATTACCATTTTGTAATGTCCAACTTGCACCAGGAGTTTGTGTAACACCACTGATATAAACAGTGACAAATGGTTGTGCAATGGGTTTGTTGGTCAGTGTGAATACTGTTGTAACAGTGTCACCAGCAAATACGTCAGTTGTGGCTGTGGAATAATTGGTAACTGTGTTCCAATACAAATTACCATTGCCATCATCATACAATGACTGCCCACCAAGACCATGGTTGCTGGGAAATACATATCCAGGAAATTTGGTTGTGCCATCTGGATTTAGTGTCCAATTTTTACTATTGGTTACAAATTGTATGCCATGATTCACACCATTTGAAATAACATCGCCTGTGATATTATAATTACCCACCTGATTAGTGGCTGTAATAACGCCTGTTACATTACTGTATTGAATGCGAGCACCAGCTGAAATGGAGTCACGTGCCAACACTGTGATACTGGCTGTGGTTTGACTGCCTGTGGTAGTGGCAATGATTGTGCTGTAACCAGTTATGGGATCTAGGGCAAAGTGAACATCACCATTGTTGTCCAACAGGGTCAATAATGCTGATGCATTGGTGGGCTGTGGCACACTTGAACCTTGATATAAACCAGGCATAAAGCTGGTTTGAACTGTACCCGTGATCACCGTGCCCGTAGTGCCCCACGCATACAAACTGTTTGTGGCTGTGCTGACTACAGTGTAATTGGTATTGGTACCGTATAATGATGGCATCGTTTAATCCTTATTTGGCAGTAAAGCGACGATCTTTACGCGGTTGGAATATGCTGGTCAATCTAGTGTGTCCACCGTTCCATTTGCCTTTTGAATTTTGATCTTCAATGATGTTCATTGATTCTTCAAACTTGGCCTTGTACATGTTGGCATCATCAGGACTCTTGCGTTTCAAATAGTAATTGTGCAATGTGGCAAACACATAGCCTTCTGGAAAACTTTGCAGTGCGCCATTGTTGGTAATGGTGTTGCCTGTTGTGTCTGTGCTGAACAGGTTGGGCCATGTTCTATAGTAATACAAGTTTACTTGATCTCCAGCGCCCAATTTGGGTAGGAATTGATATTGATTACCAACTTCACTGAACTTGCCACGATACACTGAGGGAATGTTAATGGGTTTTAGATAAAGACTTTCAATTAGGCCTTCTGTGATGATGTCGCGATCACCAATACGGTCATACACAATCCAAGGACCATTGTTGGTTGAAGGATTTGTGCCGCCCTGTTTGAAGAATATAATGGGTTTTAACATGTCACCAGGAATGTTAATGCGTCCATTTGAGTCAGCAATAGCAATGTAGGCTGTATCATATGGATTACTACGCATGATAGGCAACTCTAGGTTACGCATCATCATCTCACCTAGATAGATACATTCTTTAATTTCGTTATCATTTGTGCTGCCTGTAAAATCTTTGATAAAACTTACTAGGGCATTGGCATCTACTATTTGACTCATTTATTATCTTCCTTCAAAGAATCTCTTTTGACCCACTTTGGTTGGATAGGGAACTTGAACTGGGATAGGAAGACGACCACCTGGGTAGCACACATATTCGTTGTACTCTTGTTCCACAACTTTGTAAAACTGAGCTTTGAGCGTTCTATCACGTTTGATAGTGCTCCAACGCATGCCTCCAAAATATTCATCACTAATCCTTTGTTCTATAACATTGGGCAGATCCATCCATTTCCAAGCTAGTCCACCTGCATCATCTAATGGTGCCATGGGATCTGGGACTCCTTGTTCTGCTGCCTGTCTATAACGACGGCAACGTTCTGCAATGGCTTCTGTGTTCATCTGTTCGCGACGCACATAAAACTTGCCATCTTCGCGACCAGTTGTGGTCAATATGTTATGACCTTGATTCCAACTGCTACGACTCCAATCACCTTTCATGCTGTTATATAACTTGTTGTTACGTAACAGTGCATCTGCCATGCCATTGTCTTTGGTAACCATACCACCATGATCTCTACGTGTATAATCTAAGTTTAGTTCTGGATCTGTGTCATCCAACATACTGGCATTAGGGTTTTTTAACGTAAATTCATCTTCTTTTTTCATTGCATTTTCCTTATCTTATATTTAGTAGACTAGTATTTTATAGGTAGTTGAAGCCATAAGAAAGGGGACCGTTAAGTCCCCTTTGTCTAACGAACAACTAATCGTTAAGATTAGAAGTAACCGCCACCCCAAATGTTGATACGAGCAACTGCGCTTGCTGGACGTAGTGGTCCTGCACCTAAGCTGTTCAATGTTGGAGCTGTTGCAGTAGCACTAATGTCATGCAATACAGCAACACCAGCTGGGTTACGTACAATCAATGTACCTTCCATAATGAACTGGTCTAGACTAGCGTCAGCATTGCTGAAGATCTCGTTGTTAGGACCTAGGTCACGTAAAGAACCCCACTGTAAAACTTCTTCATTCAAGAAGTAAACACTGTTGGCAACACCAATTTGGTCCATGATCCAAGAATCATAGATTTCGTAAGTGTAATTGAAGTCGCCTTCGTAAGTTTGGATACTGTCGCCACGCTCACTGTTCACACGGTTGATACCACGTGATGTTGGGAATGTGTCAGACAAGTGTGTACGCAAACTTGTTGGGCAAACAACAGTACGGATCTTAGCGTTGAAACGCTTCTCAGCCGCTGTAACCAACTGCTTGTAGATCGCTGGGTAGAACTGTGTGTTAACTTCGTCGCTGGCTGCATAGTAGCAAGAACCAATGGATTGACCATTTTGTCCACCAATGTATAGACCAGTTTGAGTTGTGATAACGTCAGTTGTTTCACCGTTGATATAAGTGCTGAAAGTACTTGTGCTAGAACCAGTTGTGTTAAAACTGTGTGTACCAGCGAAAGCATTTAGACTACCAAAACGACGACCAGTTTGTGTAGCGCCTGTTACGCCACCAGCTGTACCGCTTTGTCCGCCGTACTTGGTACCAATTTGGTCAGCACGAACGCATTGTGCTTCAACGTCAAACATCAATTCAATCAATTGCTTGACTTCTTGGTATGCTTGAGGATCACCACCACTTTGTTCAACTGCACGAGCACTACCAGTAGCACTAATAACTGTACTGAAAATCTGTGTGTAGTTACCTAGGTTAGCACGTTGGTTGCTTTCTGCTAGAGAGCTAGTAACTGCGGCACCTTCTTGGTTAGCTTGAGTAGCAGGCAAACGATAAACGTCGTTTGTCCACAATGGTAAAGTGCTAACAACTTTACGCTTTTTGGCCATGGCCATGTTTAATACAGGTGTATCGTCCTTAACGCGGTTAGATACATCTAGGTCTAAGTCCTTGACAACGATGTCTGAAGCATAAGCTGTAGTACCGTTACCAATAGCGGATGTTGCGATTTGTGACATGATTATTTCCTTTTAAGTTATGTCTAATTTTATCTACGTCCTCGCAAAGCATTCATCTTTGCAACTAGTAAATTATCCTGGGCTTTACGATCGCCCTTATTGGCTCTTTCTTGAAGTTGCTGGAAATTAACTTGTCCTTGGCTTTTGCTATTGTTGATAGTGGCCTTTTTAGAGGTCAATGCCGCAATGCTACTGCCAGCAGATTTGGTTGTGGGCTTTTCTCTGTATTTGAAACCGTCTTTGATCAAACTCATAATGTGTTCATCACTGCTGATTAAATCTATGTTATCAATACCTGGCACCAGTTGACCTTTCGCTCCCTGCCAATTCTTTGCAACCTTATCACGTAATTCATTGTAAACATATTCGTTACGCAGTTCTTTATCTTTGAACTGCTGACGATTCTGTTCCAACACCTGTGCAACCTGTTGTTTTCTAATATTGTAAAACTGATCCAAATTGGGTTTCAGTTGTTGAATAGTAGAATTCTGTTGCTGGATCCAACGTTCATTCTGCGCCATGTTTGCCTGTATCTTGGTAATTGACGCGAAGTCATTACGCTGTTGTGCTACCTGCAATTGCTGTGCAAATGTATTTTGATATCCCTGTGTCTTTAGAATTTCATCATAGGCTTTTTGAATTTGCGGACGAACGGTAAATTCCAGTGCTAGAGTAAGTCCTTCTGCCTCAGACTGTTTGGTCTTGAGGTATTCATCAAACTCTGCTTTTTGAACTTTAAGTTCTCTTGCTTCTTCATGGATGGCTCCACCTTGTCCTAGAATAGCGGCTGCTCGCTTGGCATCAATAACCATTTCCTTACCGTTTCGCATGAACTTAAACTTGGCGTCTGGGTTCTCATTGGCGAATTCAATAAAGTCAATTACTTCCTGCTGTGAAGAATCTTGTGGGCTTACCTCTTGAGGGGCTTCACTGTCATCTGCGGCTTCACTATCTTGTGACTCTGTGAGGTCAACTTCTGGCTCTACACTTGAGGTATCGTTTTCGTTACCTTCTGGGTCCACAGGGGCTGTTGCTGTTGCCTCAGCTTCAGAACCTGTCTCAGCTTTCACGGTAGCAGAAACTTGGTTACGCATTGCGGCCATTTTCTGGGCTATTGAATCCATGGTTGGGGCTGAATTTTGTACATTGGCCGCGTCAGTGACGTTAGGCGTGTCTAATATTTCACTCATCTAAATTTTCCTTTGCCGCGGGGCTTTGAATGCTTACCGCAGAGTTTTTAAAGTAAACAGCTTTATGCAAGCTGGCTACAAATTTGTCAATGCCACTTAGGTTGTGTGCAATGCTAATTCGTTTATGGTTGTCTTCATCTGCATGTCCTTTGATCTCACTAAGTTCATTAGCAAGATCAAATTTAAAGTGATGAACAAATAATGCAAAGTCCTTATTCTTCAATAAATTCTCTGCACCACTACCATATGTCTTAACACTGTCCAGTTGTCCTGGCGACATCTTCTTAATACTATTTATATCCACCCTAGGTTTTTGGTTAAATGCCTGGGTCAATTCGTCATTTATTAACATTCCTTCTCCATTTCAATAAAATTCTGTACATTTCAATTAATAATTAGTGGCCTTGTGCAGTTTGGTCAAGCTAATGGCATCCAATTGTTTGCCTGCACTGATACCAGCCACATCTGAATTGTGTTTGTTGGCTAGACTCAAGTCAACCTGTGCGCTAGGACTCTTGCCCTGTATATTGGCCATGATCTCTTGACCACGTGCCTTGGCCAATTCAGTATCAGCCATGATCTTCTGATCAGCTGGACTTGGTCCTTTCTGTTTGGCAGCTTCTTGTGCCTGTTTGGTCATGGCCATAACTTCATCTTCAGTAACCAAATACACATCGCATTCTTTTACACCCAAGACATATAACATGTCTTCAAAGGGTCTACGTATTTTCTTAAATGAGTCTGGTGTCATTGCACCTGTGGCCACACCCTGTGCAACTTCTTGTGTGAGTTGTGTTTGAATCTGTTTGATGATCTGTAGGCGTTGTAGGGCATTTTGTTCACTGGCCATGCCTAGGGCCAAATCAATGTGTATGATCTTGCGTTCACAGAAGTTCATGTCATCATATGAAACAGCATCCATGTATTCTGCACGTTTCTGTGGGTGAAACTGTTGTGCCAATTTCTTAACACCATAATCATCACCATATTGAACTAGAGTGCGCCATACCAACCAAATGGCATCCTTGAGTCCTTCAGCACAGTTCTTGATAATGTTGTCCTGAATGATTTGATTTGGTCCCATGGCCATTTGCAGTTTGGCTCCACTGTTACCAGCATCCATGACTTCTGGATTAAATGTATCTGTTGGTGTGGTCATGCCCACAAGTGCCATGGTGTCTTGTTGTATACGGCTCATGGCCACTTCAATAAACTGTAGATTACCACTGGGTGCTGGCATTGGGTATACGTCAGTGGCTGGATCAAACTTTGAATCTAAAATAAAGATTGCGGCTTCACCATCCTGTAACATTTCAAAGTCCACACGGTCTGGTTTGACACCAATACGTGGAGTGGCTGTTAACAAGCCCAATTGTATTTCAGCACGGTGTGCGGCTGTGGCATATTCCTGTGCAGGCACTAGACTTTCAGCTAGGCTCATGCCATAGAAGTTTTGTGGTAGGGGACGTGGACACATGTTGGCCACTGGAATAAATTCTACTTCTCTTGCAGAAATAATGTATGAACCACTGTAGATAACTTCCACCAATTCCAATTCACCATCACCATCTATGTCATAACGGTTCCAAACAGTCAGCACAGTTACTTGACGTGCTTCTGCTTCTGCTGCCGCATAGCCCTGTTGTGGTAGGCCATTGATAGGCACACTATCACGTGCGTGTATGGCCAAGTTGTTTAACAAGGAACCTGCTTGATAAGCACCCACATTACTAAACTCTGCGTGTACTTTGAATTTCTCTAGGTCAATGTTAGGATATAGTTCTGTGGCTTCCTGTATGCTCATGGGCTCATAGAATCCACAGAAGTCTTGTTCTTGTATGCCCACGATTGTGGGATTACAGATCCAATAGTGTTGTGCGATGGGACGGAACTTGACAGTTAGATTATAACCAGTCAATTTGTATTCAGCTTCATAGATAGTGTTTCTACTGATGCTGTCTGTGATTGCGGCTTCACCCTCGTTGAGTTGAATATTGGCATCATCAGGAGTGACCATCTGTGTTAGATCCACTTCCTCGCCCTCTGCTCCTGCCTTTAATGTTTGTAAGGCTGTGTCAATGCGCTGTTGGTGTTGGTCAGCCTGTGCGCCCTGTGCCCATTGCTGAGTTTCTTTCATGACCTGTTCTATATCAACTGCTGTCTTGCGACGACTTTGACGCAGGGCTGTTAGACCGCTGTCTGCGGCCTGTGCTTCAAAGGCCTGTAGTTGTGCGGCAGTGCCTTTGGTTTTGATATAGCGAGTGATCTGTTCTCTGTGTGGTGCAATCAACATCTCACCATTTTTGTGTAACAGTGCATCCATGATCCAATGCTGTAGGATTTGGTGTGGATCATTGCTTTGATTGACCAACTTGTGAACCATGTTGGTGGCCTGTACTGCGGCATCACGATCATCTTCATTGTCTGGAACAAATTCAAAGTTGATCTCACCATTCTGCATTAGACCCTTGCTGATAACTGCTGTGGAATAATCCACATTGGGTTTGACCACTGGGTGAATGTAATCAATACCATTGACTGGCTCAGTAGACTGTGTAACCGCAAGATTCAAATAGTGATAATCACTGGCACGATTGATGTTGTTTTTGGTGGCCAGTAACCGCAAGTTTGCCGCGCATTTTTGGTCCAACAAACGCTTCATATACAAGAAGCGATCCATGGCTCCTTTGGGATTGGTGATATCATTGGTAACAAAATGGCTTTTATCAAACATGTATTTTTCCTAATTGGGTCGTATTCTTTATTTATTGCTTTTAAGTTTCTGGGCTGTAAACACGCTTCCATTCAGGCTTTTCTCTATCTGATTGCTTGTATCGTAAATTACGCATCTGCATCTTGGCTTCTGCAAAGCGTTGCTGTGGTGTCTTGTGATCGTAGGGTTCACTCCACTTGTTCAAGCAGCCTAATAGTGCATAACGTGCTGAGTCAATACAGTCATCTGGATCACTGAAACGACCTTTCTCATCCACAAAGTAGTTCTTGCATTCACGTAGAAATTCCACACAGTTTTCATTTATTTGTAAAGTGCCCAACTCCAACATCTGTCGCATGACGTTGACACCAAATGATTTGTTATTGGTAACTTTGCCTTCTGCATCTGGTGGATTCATGGCAGGATTATCTACCACGTTAAGTTCATACTCTTGGAACAACTGTCGCAATGACAATGCACTCATAGTATAACGACCTGCTGTATTGGCATCTGATGGCAACACAATGGGACAACCAAACACTTCTGGTCTGACCAAGTGGTTGATGTAGTTTAAGGGGTTGGCTTCTTCAGTGCCCTTGACCACTACTTGACTGTGCAACCATGCTTCCTGTGTGCGTGGATTCCAATACATTAGGCTAATAACAGTTTTGTCTCTGACCAAGCCCAAGTCCATGGCTATCACACGTTCAATGTGGTTCATGGTTTTAAAATCATAGTCACCAGTTTTATAAGTGGGCCAATTGCGTATTTGAAACACAGCACCCTGTCCCATGACTGGTATACCTGCAATACGGGCTTCACGTTCATGTGGCAAGTAATCACGTTCCAACTGACGACGTGTGGCATGCAATAGGAATGGTTCACCCCATGGATCTAACTCTGGAACATCTTCCCAAGTAACACGAATATGTTCATAGCCTTGTTCTTGATACCAGAACTTGCTGACCAAACCGTTGAGACCTTTTAAGGGTGTAAACGAACACAGGACCTGACCCTGCGTTGTGGCAGTACGTGTGACCAACTCACTGAATATATCATCTGGTGGCTGTTCATCAAACACAACTCCATCCAATTTAAAACCCTGTAGGTTTCTAACTTCCTGCGTGTAGTTACCAAATAGCAAATATGAATTGGCACCTGTGACATGACGAATCTCTACACCAATAACGTTGGCACCATCACAGCGCATGGTATCCAACACAATGCACGAGCGTGGTATGGCTCCTGTGCCAATTTGGTCCTTGATCTTGATGTCTTTGGTACCAATCAATTCATCCTGTAACACACGGGCAACCTGTTCCCAACCTTCACCACTGACAAACCATGTGGTGGGTTTGATGTGTCGCTTGGCTTCTTTGGGCCACCAATCTGGATATAAGCCTGTCAAATGGTAAGCAGTTTCATAACAGGTTGACACAGTTTTACCAATACGATTGGCCGCTAGGATGCCTCTACGTTCACTAGTGCCAGTTTTGAAAAATGCTATTTGGTGATCAAATGGTCTAAAGTATTTGAGTTGGTTCCACTTCATATCTTCTGCCACTGCAATAGCAAAGTCTTGGAATTTGAACAAGGTGGCACTATCCATTAAGTTCAGTGTGTCCACTTTTAGGTTATGTTGGTCGCAACTGTATCTAACAGCGCGACGCATGAGCACGTTGCTGTCAATCATCTTGTGGTTCCAATTGGTTTAGGCGTGAGTTTAGGTTAGAACACATGAATTGTATGTCCACATAACGTCGTTCCAAGGCCTGTAGGTGTTGGGTGGCCACTTCTAACACATGAGCCAAATGAGCCACTTGCCCACTTAATGCTTCCAAATTGTGTGCAGTGTCTTGTAAAATGCTTAAGGGATCAAAATCAGGATCTATCATGGGGCGTCATGCTTATTCTTATTTCATTTACTAAGAACATAGCATGACTCAACTGTTGAATTTCTTCAGCAGTCAATAACCATGTGTTGGGATCCTGCACACGAACACCATCACGCTTGTCCAATCCTAAATGCAATCGTTCACTGATCAGTCGTAGAATATGCTCCATCTGTTGTGGAGCCTTTTCCATAAAGGTGGTGCGTTGGATTGTGTTCAACTTGCCCAGGATTTTTAAGTCCTG